CCGCAATGCTATCGACTTCCGACTAAACCGGGCCAAAATGCCGCGCCGCAACAAACAGGGAACCATCGCCAACTCGACCAATAGCATGGTCAACGCTATGGTCAACGCGGCGAAGGGTCCGCCGAAGGTTCCGGCCCACGTCCAACTCCGCGACGGCGACGAGCCGTTTTGGGATGGAATTATGCGTTCCCGTGCGCGCGACGAATGGACTGATGCTGACCTGGTGGTTGCGGCACAGTTGGCGCGGTGTCAGCGGGACATTGAGTTGCAGTCGCCGATGCTTGATGCCGAGGGTATGACGGTAACGAATGCCCGTGGAACCGAGGTAATGAACCCACGCTGCGCGGTGCTAGAGCAGCTCGCCAGGCGAGAGTTGGCGCTGATGCGCAACCTCCGTATGGGCGGGCGAGTTGCCGGTGCCGCCGAGGACGAGGCCGGGCGCCGTAAGGTCGAGCGTCAGGCTGCAGCCTTACGCGAAGAGATGACCGAAGACGAGGAATTGCTGGCGACGTGAAGCGCACCCGCGGCGAGAAGGTCGTCGCGTTCATCGAGGAATACTGCGTCACCCCGGAAGGGGATGATCTCGGCAAGAAGATCAAGCTCTTGCCGTTCCAGCGCCAGTTCATTCTCGAGATTTACGACAACCCGTACGTCACGCACTCGGCGTACCTGTCTATCGCGCGCAAGAACGGCAAGACCACACTGATAGCATGCATCCTGCTGGCGCATATCGCCGGACCGGAGGCGGTGCGCAATTCGCAGATTGTCAGCGGCGCGCAGAGCAAAGACCAGGCGGCGGTCGTTTTCGAGCTCGCAAGCAAGATGGTCGCGCTCAATGCGGAGCTCGCGCGCCGGGTGCGAGTTCACCCAAGCGGCAAGCGTATCACTGGCCTGGTGCGCAACGTCCTATACCGAGCCCTGGCGGCCGAAGGAAAGACGGCCTACGGGCTGTCGCCGATCTTGGCGATTCTCGACGAGGTCGGGCAAGTGGAAGGCCCGCGCGACAAGTTCGTGTCGGCAATTCAGACCGCGCAGGGCGCGTATAAAAACCCGCTCTTGATTGCGATCAGCACCCAGGCGCCTACAGACAACGATATGTTCTCTGTTTGGCTGGACTCGCAACGGTCGGCGCCGGATCCGCGGGTCATCTGCCACGTCTACGCCGCTCCTGAGGACTGTTCGCTGGACGACGAAAAGGCATGGGCGGCGGCGAATCCTGCTTTGGGGATATTCCGTTCGATCGAGGACGTGCGCAAGCAAGCGCACGCGGCGATTCAGATGCCGGCAAACGAGCCAGACTTCCGCAACCTGACGCTGAATCAACGCGTCGAGTCTTCAAGTCCGTTCGTGAGCAAGTCGGTATGGCAGAGCAACAATGCGCCGCCGACGCCGATCGATGGCCGCGATGTTTACGCTGGCCTAGACTTGGCGAGCGTCAACGATCTCTGCGCGCTGGTGCTGGTCGACGAGAAGGACGGCAGCGTTCACCCGACGTTCTGGCTGCCGAAAGAGGGCCTAGTCGAGAAGTCCCGCAAGGATCACGTCCCATATGACCTGTGGGAAAAGCAGGGCTTCCTGCTGACAACGCCTGGCAAGGCGGTTGAGTACGAATTCATCGCCGAACACCTCCGCGGTGTGTTCGACCGCTGCAACGTCAAGTTGCTCGGCTTCGACCGCTACAACATGCGATTTCTGTTGCCGTGGCTGCAAAAGGCCGGCTTCTCGGAGTCGGAGTTGAAGCGCTTCGTCGAGTTCGGGCAAGGCACGCAAAGCATGACGCCGGCGCTGCGCGAACTTGAGGTGCGCATTCTCAACAAACTCCTCAAACATGGCGGGCATCCAATCCTTGATATGTGCTCTGACAACGCCGTCGTCGTTGGCGACAGCGGCGCGCGCAAGCTCGACAAGTCGAAGTCGCGCGGTCGCATTGACGGCATGGTTGCATTGGCAGAGGCGATCGGCGTGATGCCTACCCAGGATGAACCGCCCAAGAAATTCCAGATGTTCGTCGTATAGCGAGGCAAATATGGACGTGGAAAGCAAGGCAATCAGCTTCGGCTACGAGCTAAAGGGCCTCGACGAAGAACGGCGCATTATCCGCGGCATCGCGACCACTCCCAATCCTGACCGAGAGGGCGACATAGTCGAGCCGCTTGGCCTGAAGTTCGCGTCCGAAATCCCACTTTTCCTGTACCACAGTTCGGAAAAGAGCATCGGCACGGTGAAGTTAGGGCCGGCGACGCCGCGCGGCGTCGCTTTCGAGGCAACGCTGCCCAAGATATCCGAGCCGGGGGCCCTGCGCGACCGCGTCGACGAGGCGTGGCAGATGGTCAAGTACGGGCTCATCAAAGGCGCCTCGATCGGGTTCAAGACGATCGAAGGCAAGGTTGAGCAGCTCAAGTCGGGCGCACTTCGATTTCTGCAGGCCGAGGTGCTAGAGCTTTCCCTCGTGCCTATTCCAATGAATGCCGAAGCGGTAATCACCGCTATCAAGTCGATCGACAGCCAGCAACGCGCCGCGTCAGGTGCAACGACTGTGCGTTCGGCATTAACTCCCGGCGCTACGGGAACCAACCTACGCAAAGGGAACGACATGAGAACCAGTACCGAACACATCGCTTCGATGGAAGCGAAGCGCGCCGCTAACATGGCTCGCATGAAGGCGATCGAGGACGAGACAGAGTCATCTGGATCGATAGTAATGGACGCAGCGCAAGCGGAGGAGCATGACACCTTGCGCGCGGAAGTCGCAGAAATAGACAAGGACTTGGTGCGCCGGAAGGCCACTCAGGCCATGATGGTCGCCCAAGCGGTCGCGGTTACGCCGCCCGCGCCCGGCGCGGACGCCGCGGAGGCCGGCTCTCAGGCTCGGCGTGGAATCATTACCGGCATGGGGCAGACCAGCGTCCCGAAGAGCATCCAGTTCACCCGCGTGGCGATGTGCTGCATGCGCGCCAAGGGCGACACGATGCAGGCACTCGAGAACGCCAAGACCTACAAGGACACGCCCGACGTCGAGCAGGCCGTCAAGGTGTTGATGCACGCCAAGGCGGCCGTTGCCGCCGGCAATACGACGGACTCCACGTGGGCGGCGCCGCTGGTCGTCTATCAGAATCTGGCGAACGCCTTCATCGAGCTCCTGCGCCCGATGACGATTCTCGGCAAGTTGACGGGAATGGTGCAAGTGCCGTTCAACGTCAGCATCCCGCGCCAGACTGCCGGCTCCACGTCGAGTTGGGTAGGCGAGGACGACCCGAAGCCGGTCTCGCGCCTGAGCCTGGAAACCATCACCCTCGGCCATACGAAGATCGCAACGATTGTCGTGCTGACCGAGGAATTGGTACAGGATTCCGACCCGTCGGCCGAGGCGCTCGTACAGCGTGACATGCTGGCTTCGATCCGCGCCTACAGCGACGCGCAGTTCATCGACCCGACCGTGTCGGCGTCCGGAACGATTCGTCCGGCGTCGATCACCAACGGCCTGACGACGCACAACATGACTGGCACTGCTGTCGCGAATGTGCTGACCGACGTTCAGACACTGATGGGTGGGTTCATCACCGCCAACATCGGCTTCGAGGGTGCGGTTTGGGTCATGCATCCGAGGACGGCGCTCTACCTGTCGATGCTGCTGTCGCCGCTTGGGACGATGCAGTTCCCTGGCCTCAGCGTTTCCGGCGGGACGTTCATGGGGTTCCCGGTCATCACTTCGGCGTCGGTTCCGATCGACACTGGCGCGGATACCTACATCATCCTCATCAGCGCGCCTGACATCCTCATGGCCGACAAGGGCCTGGTGGTCGACGTGAGCCGCGAGGCGTCTCTGCAAATGGACAGCGCACCGTCCGACTCCGCGGCGAGCATGATTTCATTGTGGCAGAAGAACCTTGTTGGCCTCCGGGCCGAGCGGCGCATCAACTATCGCCGCCGCCGCGATGCAGCGGTGCAAGTGCTGTCGGCGGTTTCGTACTAAATGTCAGAGAAGTGGGTCCGGCTTAAGTCGCTGGTCCGCCAGATCTACGGCGGGCTGTCGCTCAAGCCGGGCGACCCTTTGCCCGCGCCTGTTCCGGAACGCACTGCGGAGCGTCTCGTTGCCATGCACATTGCGGAGTACGACGCGCAAGCTGATAGCACCGAGGCGCCAACCGCTACACCAACCGCCCCGAAGAAGCGCGGGCGCCCGAAGGGTAGCTACAACCGGCGCGACATGAGGGCGAAGGAGTGAAGCTATTCGGCCTCACAATCCTGCGCACGAAGTCCGCTCAAGACGCCGTACCAGTTCCGTCTCGCCGCAATTCGCTGTGGGGCATCATCCGCGAGCCGTTTACCGGCGCGTGGCAACGCAACATCGAATGCGAGTCGACGCAGAATATCCTCGCGTTCTCCACGGTTTATGCGCTGTTGGCGCTCATCTCTGGCGACATCGCCAAGCTCCGCATCAAGCTCATTCAACTGCTGCCTAGCGGGTTGACGACAGAGATTCTCGCTAATTCGCCCTGGCTGCCGGTGCTGCGCAAGCCGAACAAGTATCAAACGCTCATCCAGTTCCTGTGCGCGTGGATCGTCTCCAAACTCATCCACGGCAATACATACGTCCTGAAAGAGCGCAATGACCAGCGCGGCATCGTGACCGCGCTGCATGTGCTCGACCCGCGCCTTGTGACGCCGATGGTCACGCCGGAGGGTGAAGTGTTGTACCGGGTCGGCATCGACTGGCTGGCCGGCATGGAGAAAGAGGGGCCGACTGTGCCGGCCTCAGAGATCATCCACGATCGCATGATGTGTCTATGGCACCCGCTCATCGGCGTGCCGCCTATTTACGCCTGCGCGGCCAGCACGACGCAGGGAATACGCATCCAGAACAACAGCGCCAAGTTTTTCGAGAACATGAGCCGGCCGGGCGGAGTGTTGACGGCGCCGGCCGCAATTAGCGATGAGAACGCCCAGCGTTTGAAGCAATATTTTGAGGATAACTTTTCCGGCGCCAACGTCGGCAAATTGCTCGTCCTCGGCGACGGGCTCCACTACGAGGCGATGACCATTCCGGCCGAGCAGGCGCAGCTCATCGAGCAGCTCAAATGGACCGGCGAGGATTGCTGCCGGCCGTTCCTCGTGCCCGGTTACAAGCTCGGGTTCGGCCAGCCGACCGTCAACAACGCCGCGCAATTGAACCAGGAATACTACTCACAGGCGCTGCAAATCCATATCGAGTCGATCGAGCGGTTGTTGGATGAGGGGCTTGAACTGCCGTCCGACCAGGGGACCGAGCTCGACTTGGACGGACTGTTGCGGATGGACCCGCAAACGACGGCCGACGTACAGGGAACGCTGATGGAACGCGGGCTCCTGAAGGTGGACGAGGGCAGGCTTAAGCTCAACCTACCGCCGGTCACCGGAGGCGACACTCCATACCTCCAGCAGCAGAATTTCTCGCTCGCGGCGCTCGCCAAGCGCGACGCGCAGCCCAACCCTTTCGCGGCGGCCACGTCTGCGCCTGCGGCACAAGCAGCGCAACCACAGACCGAGCCCGCGCCGAGCAAGTCCTACAAGTCGTTCATGCGTTCGCTAAAGCGGCAATTCGAGGAGGCCGACATTGCCTGATTACGAGCGCATGGCCGCGGAGGTGGTCGAAGCCGCGAAGGGCTTCATCTCGCGCTCAATTCAGGTTCTGACGAAGCAGGTATGGGACTTGGCGGGCGCGGTTGATGCGATCGAGAAGCGCATCTCGGAGTTGCCCGTACCGAAGGATGGGGCCAAAGGCGCTGACGGCGCGGACGGCGAAAGGGGCATACCGGGCGACATCGGGCCGAAGGGCGAGCCGGGCGCTGACGGCAAGGATGGGCGCGATGGGGTAGACGGTGTCAACGGCAAGGACGGCGTGACCGGCGCAACAGGCGAGCCAGGCCAGAAAGGGCTCGATGGCAAGGATGGCTCGCCCGGCCGCGACGGCCGAGACGGTTTACACGGCGTTCAAGGTGAGAAGGGGCTCGACGGCGTCAACGGCAAGGACGGCCGCGACGGTTTTGGCCTTGAGGACTTCACGGTCACCTTGGGCGATGACGGCCGCACCATGACCTTCAAATTCATCCGCGGCGACGTTTGCATCGAGCGGCAGATCAAGATTGCAACAGTGCTCGACGCGGGAGTATTCCGCCCCGGTACGTATAGCAAGGGCGACGGCGCTACATGGGACGGCTCATGGTGGATCGCGCAGACGGAAACGACGGACAAACCCGGCACCTCGAGCGCATGGCGTCTTGCCGCGAAAAGAGGACGAGATGGGAAGGATGGCAAGGACGGGCTGCGCGGACCACAAGGGAGCCCTGGCGCGAACGGGAAAGACCTTACGCGGTGACCGGCGAACCGTGGACGATTCCGCGCATGTGGGCCGGGCAGCCGTGCGTCATCCTGGCGTCCGGGCCGAGTATGTCGGCAGAAGTGGCCGAAACCGTTCGCCGCGCCGCGCCCTACCGCGCCATTGCGGTCAACAACACCTACGAGCTCGCGCGCTGGGCGGATTTGCTCTACGCCGCGGACGCGCTGTGGTGGACGGCCGCGCAGAACCGACTCGACGGTCAGAATAACCATGCGCGGACGGCCGGATTCTTGGGCCTGAAGGCGTGCGCCGAAGAGACGCCGTTCGACGACGTGCTGCGGATCCAGCAAAGCGGTGCCGAAGGATGGGATACGGACCCGTCGCGGGTGCCGAACGGCGGCGGCAGCGGCACCGGGGCGCTCGTCATTGCCGCGCACGCGGGGTGCAACCCGATCATCTTGTGCGGGTTCGACATGCACGGCGGCCACTGGCACGATCGGCACGAATACCCGCTTCGCGATGCCGGGCAGGGAATATTCCCGAGGTGGATTGCCCGGTTGGAAAAGTTGGCCGTTGGCCTGAAGGCTCACGGGACTGTAGTGCTCAACGCCACGCCAGGGAGCGCGCTGAAGTGCTTCCCGATGGTCAACCTACAGGACGCAATTGCGGCGCGCCCTATCGCTGCTTAGGCCGCAACCGCACTACCGCGCCGAGCGTTTCGCTGCGGGGCTGCGGGCGGCTGGTTATGAAGTCTGCCAGGCAATACCGGATCCGCGCCCGGGCGACGTGATCTTGACTTGGAACAGGTACGGTCATTACGACGACGAGTGCCGGCGGTTCGAGCGCTGGGGAGCCGACGTGCTGATCGCGGAGAACTCCTACCTGGCCGGCGTAGTGCCCGGCAAATGGCACGCATTGGCG